AAGAGATAACTTAAACAGAGAGGGTGGGGGAATGAGATATTTAATCATAGCAATTTTACTGATGGCAACTCCGGTCTATGCTAAAGAGAAACTAAAGATTGACGGGGTAACTTATGATATTTCAGTCAATCGGGCAATCAAGGACAAGCTAAGAGTTAAGTTTTATAAGAAGTCAGGAGAAACTTACTTAGCAAAGAAGGTTAAGCTAAAACACGGCGAAACAGGTTTTGAGGTGGTTGATGCTTAAAATTATTCTGATAGTCTTATTTTTATTACCCACTTTACTTTTAGCCGAAGAAATAACTTACCCGACAGCAGATACGGCGATATATAAGGGAAAGACTTATCATTTGAAAAAGGCTTCGGCGATCTACCAGAAACTTGAGGAGGCAAAATGAAGAAAGCAATTTTATTTTTATCAATAGCTTCAGTTGTCTGTATATTAGGTTTTGCTTTCGCTAATAGTTACGATTTCAGGGGAAACAAGAATACTCATAAATATCATTATAAAACTTGTAAATTCTTTAATCGTTTAACTAATAAAGAAGATTTTGCCACAGCGAGAGAGGCTGAACAGGCAGGGTATCGTCCTTGTGGGCTATGCCGACCAGATTTAGTCAAGAATGAAATTATACCACAGACAGATAAAATAATGTTAGTTACATCAACGGAGAAAACTAATGGTAATAAGTGAGTGGCTTGGTCTTGTGGCTTTAATCGGAACAAATGCAGGTATTTCTATTGGGATTTATAAATACTTTGACGGTAGAATAGCCCGTGTCTATGAACGCTTTGATGAGCATAAAAAAAATATGGAGGAGAGTTTTGTAAAAAAAGACCTCTGCAAGATAATGCACGATAATTCTGCTGCTAATATTACCGGGTTAGAAAATAGACTTACTATCCAAGTAAAAGACCTTAAGAAGCAGGTTGAAGATAATTTTGCAGTTGTAATAGGATTGATGAAAAAATGAGTGAACTTTGCCCTGAATGTAACATAGAACTTACAAGAAACTTAAGCAAACCTGGAATAGTTGGTAGGTGTAAAAAGTGTAAAGAAGAATTTATATTTATTTTAGACAAATGGATTACAATGCACGAATTTCACGCAAGGGCAGATGCGGAGCATAACTAAAGGAGCAAAACATGAAACAGCAATTTCTTAAAGCCAAGATAGACACGATAAGGGTAACAGTTTATGACAGCAATCGCCCGATAGTTCCTACATCTGCCAAGATTACTTTATATAAGCCGGGAGGGGATGAATTACAAGCACAGGCCACAGCAAGCATAGATACTGATACGGGAGAGATGACTTATGCGCTTACTGCTGTTCATACTGCGGATCATGATTTAAACTACAAAGCAGTTTGGGAGTATGTTTATAGTGGCTCAACTTATTACGAAACTCAACTTTTTGATATAGTTAAAAGTATTCTTTCAATTCCGATAACCGATGATGATGTTTATGACGAATTAGAAAGTTTGCGGAAAGCGAATACGCAAGCTCAAGGCACAGCCACAGCCGGGGCAGCAGGAACAATAACTGACGCGACTAAGCGCAAGGAATCTGACGATTACTGGAAAGGCGGTATAGTTGAAATCATCGCTGGTACTGGAGTGGGTCAGAAAAGAGATATTTCAGGATTTACTCAATCCACAGGAGTTATAGCAGTTACACCTAATTGGGCTACTAATCCTGATACTACTTCTGTTTATCGGGTAGTTAAATCATTCTCAAATAAGATACAATCTTGTTTTAAGAAGATTGAAACTATGCTTTATGATAAAGGCAAGCGTGATTCACTTATCCTTGAGAGTTCGCAAATTGAAGTTCCGCTACTTTATCTGACAGTCCATTTTATCTGTCTTGATTTGATGTCAGATATAAATGACAAATGGGATAGGCTCGCTTCTGAATACTGGAAAAAGTTTGAACTTGCTTTTAACAATATGACCCTTGAATATGACGAGGACGAATCCGGGGCCATAGATGATGAGGAATCCGGCCATAAGCCGAATGAATTAAGAATAGGGAGATGTTAGTGAAGCTATCAATAAATATCCTAACCTGGAATTGCTATAAGACTTTACATGACACCTTGCATAATCTTGTTGGGGACTTAGGAACTTTTGATTATGAAGTTATTATTGTGGACAATGGTTCAACCGACGGAAGTCAAGATTTAGCTACAATTAGGAATAAGACTAATCTTGGCATATCCATAGGCAAGAATCAGGGCATAGAAGCAAGCAAAGGCGAGTTTATTCTTTTATTAGATGGGGATGTCCTTTATGTACCCGGAAGTTTTAAGTTGTTAAGGGAATGGCTTGAGGCGCACCCGGAAGAATACGCCATTGGGTTTTACCCTAATAAGTTTACCAATCAAAAGAATACTCCAACGCAGATACATCACGAACCAAGATGTTTTCTGCTTAATAAGCCGGTAGTTCATACAGCTAGTTGTATATTTTACGGACTATACAGAAAGTCTATGTTTGATTTAGGCATAAGACTATCCACCGAAGGCCCCTTTGCTAAATGTGGTTATGGTTGGGAAGATATGGACTTTTTTATGCAGATGAAAGAAAAAGGTATTAAGCAATGGGTAGCTGGAATAAATACTCCAATCGGCAGATACTATCATGAGATAAATTCTTCTATCCGGCAGATGGGGCATGAGGAATATATCAGGAGTTCTAAAGAACGAGCAGAATACTTTAAGGAAAAATGGAAAAAGTTATTAACGACCATATAGACAGCCTGGAAGAACTTGAGCAGAAATTAGAAGTTATCATTGACAATGCCATAGATGATATTGATATTGAAGCATTAGTCAAAGACCCTACTGCCGAGTTGGAAAGAGTTAAGGAAGAAATAAAAGAAGTATTCCTCAGTGAATATGCACCACAAGCAGTAGAATTAGGTTTTGCTTTCGCTAAGGCTATACAAAAGAGAATTGATAAAGATAACCCAGTTAAGATACAGGATTCTAACAACCCGGAGTTAAATGATAAAGACCGAGATAAGAAATAGAATAAATTTTCCTAAAGTTTTTATAGAACAATCCGACTTAATGGATATTGCTGAACGGATTATCATAACTGATATTCAAAAAGGCATCCATTCGGGTATGGCGATTGATGGGGGCAGTTTGCCTATGAATGACCCTAAAACAATCAAGCGTAAAGGTGATAATCGGCCTTTAATTGACACAGGCACGCTCCTAGGGGAGTTTATAGCCAGGAATAAGGGTAAAGGCAGCGTAATGGTTACAATAGGCCCAGAACGCCTTGATATAGCCGGTTACTTGCAGATAGATGGCATTAAGACCAATCAAGGGTTAAAGTTCTATAAGTTCTTTGGGATCTCAAAAGATGCAGAGGATTTAAGCATAGAGTATATGCAAGACAAAATACAGAAAGCGATAGATAATGCCGGACAATAAGATTTTAGAAACTTCTTCTGATAGAGAGATTGAAACTTTGAATATCGGTTTAACCGCTAAAGTTTCAAGGACAGCAATTACTATTGAGGAATACATAAACACAAGATTAACTCAAGGCGTAGCAATAGAAGTTATTAAAGACGATTTACTTAAAGACTTATCAGAAGGAGGAAGGATATTTGGGGAATTTAGGAACGCTATTAAAGCTACTTATGCCGGTTCAGTCAGTAGATTCAGAGATACCGCGCAATTAGCAGAAACAGGAATGGCGATTAAATACAGGTGGGTAGCAGTCTTAATTAACACTTGCCCGGATTGTTTAGAAAGGCATGGCAATATCGCAACCTGGGATCAATGGGAGGCACAGGGTTTACCGAGAACAGGAAGTACAGTTTGCAAAGAACATTGTAAGTGCGTTTTAATTCCCGAAGCAGCTACGGAGTTAGCGCCAATTTATAGAGGTTAAAGATGAGCTTTGATATAATAAAAAATAGGATAATGACAAGATTGCAGGGGTTAGGCTATGCAGAATCTCAGGCAATAGACCTAAAGAATGCTCCGGCGAATGAATATAATAATACTTTTATTATTAAGGTTTTATCCGGGGCAATGACTGATGAATCTGAAACTTTGATTGACAGATTCTATGACATCCAAGACTGGCAGATACAGATTGCTTTTGAACGCTCTGAACAGAATGATATTATTAACAGAGATGACGCGCAACGCAAGAAAGACGCAATCCTTAAAGACCTTGACAACCCGGCACATTGGGAAGGTTTTGCAAGGATTTTAAAATATAAAGGGTGGAAAGTAGAGGAATTACCAAATTACTTTTTATTAACCATTAACTTAAAAATTGTAGATACAATTATCTACTAACAAGGAGGATTCATGTTGACGAAAAAGACAGTTTTATTGGCAAAGATTGAATCAATTTACGGAACAGACCCAACGCCTGCGGAAGCGGCAAACGCGGTTATGGCTTATGAACCTGAAATAACTGTAAATGCGGATATGAAAGAACGCAATCCGGGGAATAGCGACTTATCACGGTTTCCTGAATTGCGCGGTAAGACTTTTTGTGAATTAAAGTTCTCTACTGAACTTAAAGGTTCAGGCACACCTGGAACAGCCTCACGCCAAGACCCATTGTTCCAGGCTTGTGGACTTTCGGGTACGGTTATAAGTTCTACAAGTATTACCCGGTTGCCTCTATCCTCAAGCATGAAAAGTTGTACGATTTGGATTTACATTGACGGACTACTCTATAAAGTCAATGGTTGTATAGGTGATTTAGAGATTGATTTAACCGCCGGGGAAATGGGTAAACTTAACTGGACATTCAAGGGGCTTTATAGCCTGCCTACAGATGTTCCGATAGTTACCCCAACCTTTGACGCTACTGTTCCGAATATAGTCAAAGGCGCAGTTATGACCTTTGGTTCATATTCGGCTATTATTGAGAAACTTACTTTGAAACTCAATAATGATATTGCTGAAAGACCGGACTTTAACCAGACCGAAGGGGTTAAAGGCTTTCAGATTACCGGCCGCAACCCGGAAGGATCAATGACTATTGAAGCAGTATTGCGCGCAACAAGCAATGCGGATTTTCTTGATTACTTCCATAGCCGGACAGTAAAGGCACTATCCTTTGTTTTAGGGGCTACAGGTGGAAACATAATCACTATTACCGCCAATTATGGGTATTGCCGCACCCCCAAGATTGGCGATAAGGGAGGTATCAGGACTTTTGAGATACCCTTCCAATTAGCTCGTGGAGATGGTGGAAACAACGAAATTTCAATCGTAGAAAGTTAATTTAATATGGGTAAATATAAATATCCACCAGCAATATACAAAGAAATTGCCATTAAATATTCGCAGGGTTTTAATGGCCCACAATTAGGCAAGGAGTATGGTTTTTCTAAGAAACAAATCATACAAATTGTCAAGAATTTTGGGATTAAGATTAGAACCCTTAGTGAATGTTTGAGAGGCAAAAGAGGTGGTAAGCGTTTATTTAACGATAACCAAGAAAGGCAGATTTGTATTTTATATCAACAAGGATTGTGTCAACGAGAGATAGCCAATCTTTATAGAACTTACCATACGAATATTGCGAGAGTATTAAAGATTAATCATATTCAAACTCGCATTACCAAAGAAACTGGAAAGATTAAGGAATATACTTCCCGTTGGAATGGAGGGGTTAGTTATGATACAAAAGGACATAGACGGTTGTATTTACCCGAATATAAAAATTATTGCAAAGGTGGAATAATCGCCGAACATCGTTATATTATGGAGCAATATTTAGAGAGAAAATTATCTCCTAGCGAGATAGTCCATCATATTAACGGTATTCCCGACGATAATAGACTTGAAAACTTACAAATTATGACAGCAGGTGAACATAGTAGATTACACAATAGCAAAGTATTTTATTAACCAAACTCTACCAGGAGGTAAAAATGGGAATAGTTGGCATTAGTTTAAGCGAAACAAAAGATTTTATCAGTTCACACGATAAAGGCGAGCCTAAAACAATATGGAAAGTTAGTGTTTTAGATTCAGAGGTCTTTGCTTCGCTGGGAGAACATAGCAATAACCCTTTAAAGATGATGCTTGAAATTGTAAGGTTCGGGCTTAAAGGGTTTGAGAACTTTACTGACGCAGCCGGGAATAAATTAAACTTTAATACTGTTGTTCGGAGTTTAGGCGGGCCGCATACCTATAAGGTTGTAGCCGATAGTGTTATTAAAATTATTCCTTCGCAGATTATTAACGAGAT